ATTACATTGGACAGTACATCCTGAGAGAGACCAAAAATGGAGAGACCAGCAAGAAGAATTATTAGGGATAAAGAAAGCAGCACAAGAGTGTGATTGTGACTTTGTATCTTCTGGTGAAACAGTAATTGAACCTGAAACCCTAATGTTTTATAAAGAAACATATATTCAGGAACCAATAGAGAAGGGTGGATTTGATGGAAATCTTTGGAAATGGGAACATCCTGACTATTCTAAATCATATATGGTTACGGCCGATGTTGCTAGAGGTGATGGAGCCGATTATTCCACTTGTCATGTATTTGATATTGTAACAGCAACTCAAGTTGCTGAATACAAAGGTAAAGTTGATACAAAAGATTTTGGAAACTTTTTAGTATCTCTTTCAACTGAATATAATGATGCTTTACTTGTGATAGAGAATGCAAACATTGGATGGGCAACGATTCAACAAGTAATTGATAGAGGATATAAAAACTTATTCTATATGAGTAAGGATTTAAAATATATTGATGTAGAGAATCAAATGACAAATAGATATAGAGCTGAAGAAAGAGGATTAGTAGCTGGATTTTCAACTACTTCTAAGACTAGACCTTTAATTATATCTAAATTGACTGATTACTTTAGAGAGAAATCAGTTATAATTCGTTCTAATCGTTTGATAGATGAGTTATTTACATTTATCTATATGAATGGTAGAGCTGAGGCTATGAAGGGTTATAATGATGACTTGGTAATGGCATTTTCAATTGGATTGTGGGTTAGAGATACTGCACTTCGTTTAAGACAGCAGGGTGTTGATTTAACAAAAAGTGCTATGGGTGGTATTACATCAAATATGAATCAAGGAATATATGGTGGTGGTAGTAGTAGAGATGATAACCCTTGGAAAATGAGAGTTGGTGATGGATTTGAAGATTTATCCCAATGGTTGTAGTGTTTTGATATTTTACGATATTTATGTTATATAATGTCAAAATAGGATTTTGTAGAAATTAATAATAAATTATGGCAGAACAGGAAATAGATGATAGGAGTTTTTTTGGTAGACTGAAGAAGCTATTTGCATCAAATGCAATCGTAACCGTTGATAAAGATGGTAAACGTAGAGTAGTTGATACTGAAGAAAGACAAATGAATACTAACTTCGTAAATCTAAGAGATAGATATACAACGTTACAAAGGTCTTACTATGAGACTAATCAGGGTGCACAATCAATGGCATATCATCAAGTTCGTAGAGAACTTTTTAGAGATTATGATGCTATGGATAATGACCCAATTATAGCATCTGCATTAGATATATACGCTGATGAATCTACAACAAAAAATGAATATGGTGATGTGTTATCAATCAAATCATCAAACGAAAATGTAAGTGCAATACTTCATAACTTATTTTATGATGTTATTAATATAGAATTCAACTTATGGCCTTGGGTAAGAAACTTAGTAAAATATGGAGATTTCTTTTTAGCATTGGAAATTGCAGAAGGTAAAGGTATTATTAATGTAACTCCATATTCTGTATATAATACTGAAAGATTGGAAGGTACTGACCCATTGAATCAGAACTATGTTAAATATAAAGTTGAATTAGATAGATTTGGTAAAAAGGAATATGAGAACTATGAAATGGCTCACTTTCGTTTATTATCAGATACAAACTTTCTACCATATGGTAAGGCTATGATTGAAAATGGTCGTAGAGTTTGGAAGCAATTATCCTTAATGGAAGATGCGATGTTAATCCATCGTATTATGAGAGCACCTGAAAAGAGAGTGTTCAAAATTGATATTGGTAACATCAACCCTCAAGAAGTTGATAACTATATGCAAAAGATTATCAACAAAATGAAGAAAACTCCGTTTGTTGATAAAAATAGTGGTGACTATAACTTAAAATATAATATTCAGAATCTTACTGAAGATTTCTTCTTACCTGTTAGGGGTGGAGATAGTGGTACATCAATTGAAAATTTAGCTGGATTAGATTATGCAGCAGTTGAAGATATTGATTACTTAAAAGCTAAATTATTTGCAGCATTAAAAGTTCCAAAAGCTTACTTATCTTATGATGAGAACGTTAATGGTAAAGCTACATTAGCTGCAGAAGATGTTCGTTTTGCTAGAACTATCGAAAGAATTCAAAGAACAATTGTTAGTGAATTATATAAGATTGCAATCGTACACTTAGCTGGACAAGGTATTGATGATGCCGAAATGACAAACTTTCAACTTACTTTAACCAACTCATCTACAATATATGAGCAAGAAAAGGTAAACTTATGGAGTGAAAAGGTTAGATTAGCAACTGATATTAAAGGAATGAATATGTTGTCTACCGATTGGGTATTCCACAATATATTCAGTATGAGTGAAGATGAAATGGATATGGAAAGAGCTAAGATGGTATTAGACCTTAAAGATAGATTCCGTTATAACTCAATTGAACAGCAAGGACAAGACCCGGCAAATCCACCTGAACAACAAAATGTAGAGGAGGAGATTCAAAAAATGAAACAGGAGATTGTAGATAATAAAGGTGGTAGACCAAGAGAGGGAAATACATATGGTAAAGATAAACATCCATATGGTAGAGACCCATTGGGAAACAAAGAAAATGAGAAAGAACGCAAAAGAGAAAATCGTTCAATCGAGTCAAGTAAAAAATTAGCACAAGAATATATTAATGGGATTTCAGCAAAAAAGAGAATTTTAAGTGAAAAAACACAAAAAACTGACCTTTTGGATGAAAATAACCTGTTAGATGACACCAAATTTTAATAAACATTAAAAAGTTTATATTTATATGTGTTAGTTTATAGACAAGTAGGTTAAATATAGGGAAATAAATGAAAAAAATAAAACATTCTAAGGTTAAGAATACCGGAGTGTTGTTTGAGCTTTTGGTAAGACAAATAACATTGGAAGTACTTAATGGTGATAAGACTGAGAACGCAAAAAACATTGTAAAAGAATTCTTTGCTTCTGGTACTGAATTAAATAAAGAATTACGTCTTTATGATTTACTATTAAAAGAAAAATATAATTCTGAAAGTAAAGCAGAAATGTTTGTAGATACTGTATCTCAGGCACATTCTAAATTAAATGAAGGTAAACTTGCAAAAGAAAAATATAATCTTATTAAGCAAATTAATGAAAAATTTGAATTAGAGCAATTTCTTTCATCTCCAATCACCAATTATAAAGTATTGGCATCTATATATAAAGTGTTTGAATCTAAAAAATCAGAAAACTATGATATTAAAGATGTATTCAATTCAAAGGTAACCCTAATTGAAAACATTATAACTAGAACGTCTACTAAAACTAACAAAATAGAAGATACTAAATTAATCGAATCATATAAGCAACAAGATAAAGACCTAAGATTATTAACCTACAAAATACTTGTTGAAACTTTCAATAAAAAATATACTAACTTAGATGGTAATCAAAAGAATTTGTTAAAAGAATATATTAACAATATCTCAAATACATCTAAATTTAAAGATTATCTTTCAGTAGAATTACCAAAAATTGTAGCTGAATTGAAATCAATCAAAGCTAAAATTGAAGATAAAGTAACTACTATTAAATTATCTGAAACTATTTCTATTTTAGAAAAAATGAAAATGGGCAAGAGTATAACAGATGGGCAGGTTTCATCAATTATGCTTTCCTATGAGTTAATCAAAGAATTAAAATCTAAATTAAAATAATGGAAGATAATAGATTAAAAGAAATAATCAGAAGTATAGTTAAGGAAATCCAATCTGAAAAAGAATTGGAAGAAATGACTGGAACTGGTGCTGTTGCTGGATATGATACTCCGGCTGCATTTTCTAAGCCTGGTCAAACTGCAAAGAAGAATAAAAGATTAGCTAATATAACTGGAGGAGACGTTGTAAATGATTTAGAAGAAGCAAAGGATTGGTTGAAAAATGATGTTCCTGCTAATTCTAAAAAACCATTAGAAATAAAACCAACTGCAACTGATTATAGTGATTCTGGTGAAATTGCTGATAAGAGTGGTATGATATTAGCAAAGGATGATGATGAAGCTAGTTTAAATGAAAATCGTTGGTTAGCAATTAAGAAAGAAGAAAGTTCTCCTAAAGCTAAAATGAGTAAAGGTATAACATCTATCAAACAACAATTAGGTGAAGTAGAGAAATTTGTTAACTGGTATTCTAAAATAAAGAATGAGAATGGAGTTAAGAGAGATGATTACTATAAAAGAACAAATAAAAGTTTACATAAGATAAAAGAGAGATTAATGAATCTTTCAGAAAAAATTAGAACTTTATAATATGCCAGCACAATCAAAAGCACAACAAAGATTTATGGGTATGGTTCACGCCGTACAAAAAGGTGATATGGAAGCTCCTTCAAAGGAAGTGGAAAAGGCGGCCGATAGTATGACTGATAAAGCAGCAAAAGATTTTGCATCTACAAAGCATAAAGGTCTACCAAATAAAAAAGAAAGTATGAAAATAACTAAAGAAAGACTAAAAGAATTAGTTAAGGAAGTAATGACTGAAGAATCGGAATATCAAGCATTCTTTCAAAAAGCTTTAGATAAAGCAGGTAAATCTATTCCATCTATGAGTGATGATGAAAAGAAAGCATTCTTTGATAAGATTGATACTGCTTGGAATGGTAAAGGTGAAAAGAACGAAGAATTAGTTGGTGGGCAAAAAGAATTGGATGTTGATAAAGATGGTGATATTGAAGCAGATGATTTAGCAGATTTAAGAGCTTCAAAAAAAGAATCTATATCTACTGAATTACCAACCGCTACAATTCCATCGGCAATTAAAATGAAATTATCTCAAGCAATTGATAAAATTAAAGATGCT